GGACAACCTATTCAAAAGTTTAGAGCTGATGATATTATAATGGGAGGAACTAATCTTACAGGTGGAGGTGATAATTCTCAAGTAGTAACTCTATTAAAAGAATTAATATCAGCAGTAAAAAGTGGCGGTGATGTTTATATTGATGGAGCTAAAGCAGGTAAAGCAATGGTTATGGCGACTTCCAATATTTAATAATATTTATAACAAAACAACAAATTAAACACATACAATTATGGCAAATTCAATTCAAAAAATGTTTGATACTAACGGATCACCTTTAGGTGTTCCTGTATCACCAGCAAGTCCACAAGCTCCAGATGCAGTTAGTGTTGTAGGTAATTCATTACTTCACAACCAATACTCAAATATTGGAGATCCGACACTAACAAACCCAGCATACGATAATTTTGGTGCAGGAGCTATGGGATATACTAATCCAAGTACTTCTCAATTAGGTGAACAAACACAAGCATATCAGGAACCTGTAAATAGGTACTCAAATAACTTACCTGAAGGAGCAGCAGGAATTTAAATTTAAAATATGCCTTTAATTAATTTCCAAACAGATTTTACAAGTCTGCCTTGGGGAAGAGACAGACGTAATAGTGATGATAGTCGTCAACCTTATATTACTAAAGATATTCCTCAAGGTGATGATAATCTCCCTGTAAGATCAGGACCGGATTTTATCGTTAGGGGAGGATTAAAGGCAGTTTCAAATGCGTTAGATGATGTAGGTAGATTAGCTCAAATGTTTGTGGATACTAAAAACCCATCAGCAGGTTTAGGGTTTATAGCTAAACAAAATATCCTATCAAGAACATCAGTTAAAACCCCAGCTTCATTTGGTTTAGGGTATGCAGGTTTGACACCTTATGTTTGGGGTGTAAATGAAAATGGACTAATAGCTGAAGGTGGTGGTAATATAAATCAAGGAGTTTATACTCCTATAGGTACTATAGCAACAGCTTTAGGAAATGGGTTAGGATTTCATGCAAATTTATTAGGTTTAGATCCTTTTTCACCTATGAGTGGTGTAGTAGAGGGTTCATTATTTGGGGGTAATTTAGGTTTAAATACCTATGAAGCAGTTACTAAACAATTAAATGAAACAGCTGAAAATAATAGATTAGTAACATTCTTAACTAGAGCTGAAGAAGTAGGCAACAGCCCAGACCAAAATATTTTTGCTTATAGTGGAGGACCTGGTGCTATTTTAGGGATAGGTAAAACAAATATTAGGTTTGCAGATCAACGAACAGGAGTAGCAAATCCTCAATCTGTATCAAACCCTGGACAGTTTTACTTAGGTGGGGTTACTAGAAGATCATATCAAACTGATGATTTATCTAAATTCCAATATCAACTCTCCATCCAAAATAGTGCTACAGCTAAATATGGTCAATTATATTTAACATCAAATGAAAAATTTAAATACCAGAGAAATAGAGAATTTTTATTTGATGATGTTAATGGTCCCGCAATATTAAAAGGAATAAATGGTCCTTACCAAACTTTCAATTATAAGGTAGATGGGCTAGTAAATGAAATAAATTCCTTTACAGATGATGAAACTGGAGAAGTAACAACATATAATACTCAAAAATTTATAGTAAATAATGATGTATTATACAAAAATAACTCAAGAACATACTCACAACCACAATTAATAGGTAAAGAAAATGTAATTGAAGGAGGAGCTGCAGGTTTATATCCTACAGATTTTAGAAAAGAACTATATGATGTAGATGGGGTTAATTTAGAAGATACAAAAGAATCATCTATAATAAGTTTATCTCCCAATTATAGAGTTAAAAATATAGATGAAAGGCTTAATATGGGTGCGCCTGGAAGAGAAGGTGGTGAATATAGAGCAAATTACACAGGAAATAAAAATGTATGGAATTATGGAATCCCAGCAAATGAATTAGAAGCATTAGATAAGATCACAGCTATGCCTATGTATGATGGTACTGGGCCTGACACAAACCAACCAATTAATGATTTAGTTAAGTTTAGAATAGCAGCTATAAATAATGACGGTACAGATGGTGAAGCTGTTTATATGCATTTTAGAGCATTTTTAGATAATATGTCAGATAATTATGAAGCCAATTGGAATAGTGTTAAGTATGTTGGAAGAGGAGAACCATTATATAACTATGAAGGATTTGGTAGAACTATATCATTAGGTTTTACAGTTGCAGCACAATCAAAAGCTGAACTTATTCCTATGTATAAAAAATTAAATTATTTAGCATCAACTTTAGCTCCTGATTACACCGCAGCTGGATTTATGAGAGGGAATTTAGTTAGATTAACAGTAGGAGGGTATTTATATGAACAACCTGGTTTTATTACATCACTAACATATGATATACCTGATACTTCAACTTGGGAAATAGCTATTGATGCAGAAGGAGGATCAGATAGTAGTGTTAAAGAACTTCCTCATGTTATTAAAGTAAGCGGGTTTTCATTTACTCCAATTCATACATTCCTACCAGAAAAACCAAACAATGCAAATAACCCAAATAGTAAATTTATTGCATTAAGTAATGGAGTTAATACTAATTATAGTGATGTATATGAAACATACCAACCAACTGCAGGTAGTGGGGGAGATAATCAAAGTCAAACATAATGAATAGGTACTCTAACGTAAAAGAAATAAGAAATACAAATGAATTTGTAGGAACTATTGGTACTAAATATTATACTAATAATACTTATCCTGAAGTTCCCCCAAATGAAAACGATATATGGGTTGAAACAGAATTTGGTGATAGATTAGATTCATTAGCATTTCAATTTTATAATGATGTTACTTTATATTGGGTAATATCTATAGCAAATCCAAATAAGATTAATATGGGCTCCTTATTTTTAGACCCAGGCGCCCAAATAAGAATCCCAACAAACATAGTCCAAATAGTAGATAGTTATAATATATTAAATAGGTAAAAGTTATGGGTCAATCATTTACAGGAACCCCTTTTGATCAAGGTGTAAAAACTCAAATAGAAACAAGACAAAAATCTTTAGGAAAATATACTAATATTCCTTCTAAAGATCTTCAATATTATAATACAAAAACCCCATTTTTAAGACTAGCAAGTTCAGTTGATTTAGAATTTTATAGCCCCCTAAAAGGAGTACCTAAACAATTAAAAAATTTAGGATATCCTGTAGATACATGGGATGGATATTACTTAGCAAAAAATATAATACTTCAAGGAGGAGTAATGTCAGCAGATTTTGATGAAGGTTCAAATCCAGGAAAATTAAAATTTGGTTTAAATGATGGTAGTAATGTTTTTAATGGTGCTTATGGGTGGGGAGGTACATCAGAAAGAGGATATGTTCCTATGCCTGGTATTACAACAGCCGATGTAACATACTACAATAATGGAGCTTTAGCTAAGTGTAATATTAATATAAAATGCTTTAGTAAGGCTCAATTTCAATTAATTGATATACTCTATTTAAGACCAGGATATACTTTATTAATGGAATTTGGACATTCTGTGTGGTTAGATAATGAACAAAATCTAAAATCTATGGATAGTTTCTTAACAGAACCTATGTCTAAATTTCTTTCACCTGATGAAGGAACAAACCAGTACGAAATTTATCAATCTATTAAAACGGCTAGAGAAACTTATGATTATAATTATGAAGCTTTTTTTGGTCAAATAAGTAATTTTAATTGGCAATTTAATAGTGATGGTAGCTATGATTGTCAAGTTCAATTAACATCCTTAGGAGATGTTATCTCAGCCTTAAAGTGTAATATTACAGACCCTTCTTTAATAGAAATTAAAACAGATACAAGGGGATGGTGGAAAAAATTATGGACATCAGATCCAGACCCTACACAACAACCCCCCTTAGTAGCAAATGCAAATAAAACAATAGTAAATAGAGAATTATATGGTATATACCAAGCTGCTCAAGTTTCAGATCCTCAATTACAACTTTTAGATTATGAGCTTGTAGAATATAGAGGTATAGATGAAGATGGAAAACCTGAAACCCCATCATCAGTAATATTCTCTAAAGGACTACTAACAATCCCGGGAACAACGGCAGATATAGAAGAAAACCAATCACCCCAAGTTTATATAAAATATGGAGCTTTTTTAGCTTACCTACAATCAAAAATTCTACTATATGATAATAGTACTGATACGCCTTTGGTTGTTTTTGATATGGATTTTAAAAACCTCGATAAAGATGAAAATGTAATATTCAAAGTACCTGGACAATTTTCAGCAGATCCTAGAATATGTATAATTCCTTATTCAAATACTAATATAGGAGATGGTGTATCTCTACCCCAAACAAAAATAAATGAAGTTGTCTCGGCAACAGCTTGGGAATATCAAACTTATTTAGGTAGAGTAGGTAATATCATGATAAATGTTAATTTTTTAGCTACTTGTTTAGTAGATGCCTCTGATGAAAAAGGTAATATTAATGTTATTAATTATCTTAAAAGTATTAATAATGGGTTAATAACAGCATTGGGAGATATAAATGAATTTAAAATTAAATTATCTGATGATGGTTTAAAGTTAATATTTAATGAAAATATTCCCCAAAGAAGAACACCAGATACCCCAACAAGTGAGTACACCAGGTTTAATGTGTATGGTGTAAAACCTGGAGTTGAGGGAAGTTTTATTAGAAATGTAAGTTTAAATGCTTCAATTCCTTCAAATTTTGCTACTATGATATCTATTGGGGCCCAAGGTAATGGAAATCAATTATCTGAAAATGCAACTTCGTTTTCAAACTATAATATGGGGTTAGCAGATAGGATTATAAAAGTAAAAGAAAGTATTTACCCTAAAAAAACTCCAACTAATGAAGATGAAGTAGATGAAGTAACAATAAAAACCAATTTTGATGATAATATAAATGCAACTAATGAAGAAGGTGCAAGTTTATTTTTAAAAATTTATGGGGATACAAGCTTAAAATTTTTAAATGATAATATAGGTTCTTTAGTAAGTCACAATAAAACCCATGCTTCTTTATTAGTAGGAAAATTAACTAAAGATAACCAAATACAAGCACCTTTCTTTCTACCATTTAACTTCCAACTTGAAATGGATGGACTTTCAGGTATGAAATTATATCAGAAATTTTTAATGACTGATGATATTTTACCACCTACATATACTAATGATGGGGTTGATTTACAAATTACAGGTATAAACCACAAAATAGATACATCAGCTTGGATTACAGAGTTAACTACTCAAAGTGTAGCCGCCGAAACTTTAGGGGCACCTGCAAGACCCAGTCAATTAGTATCATCAGCAACATCCCAACAATCATCAGCTCAAGGTAATTCATTACCTTTATCAACAAATGAGGCACCAGCATCTGATGATCCAGAATCAGTTGAAAGATTTAATGCTATGCAAGCCTCTTACAATTATGTATTTGGTAGAGATGGAGAAGTAAGTGGGATGTGTGCTAGATATTCTTATAATTTAGCTTTAAATTACATGAGATATTTACGTGGTAATGCACCAGAAAAAAGACAATTAGCAGCAGGTGGTAATGCTAACAATAACCAAGAATATTATAATAACTTAACAGCTTTAGGATATACTAAAACACAATCTGTTGTTACTAAAACTCAACTATTATCGGATTTATCTACTCGTACTTGGGGTTATGGAGACGTAGTAGCATATTATTGTAATAATGGTCCTACACAAGAATCCCATGTAAAATATGGCCACACACAAGTTTATGTTGGGACTATTAACTCTGTTGGATGGACAACATCTACAAAATCAAATTACAATACAGACTTCCCATATAGATCTAGGGTAGGGGATAATTGGACATATTTAATATTTACAGCACCCGCAACATAATTATGTATATACCAAAAAGTAGAATATTAACCAACCAATATAGTAATGATAACTCATTAGTATATAAATCAAATAAAGAAGTTTATACGGGATTTTACTACAAAACCTTTGAAGGTAAATACTTTACAGGTAAAACCCAAAATGACCCACCTAATGAAGAATTAGAATTAGTAGAAGATATAAATTCAATTCCTCTTGTTGAGCAACCCCAAAATTCAATAGCTTATAGTGATGCACCTACTATATTTGAAGATATTAACACACCAGGATACTCAGAAAGTATGGTAGTAAAATATGCTACTTTACAAAAAGTAGATTTATCAAAATCAACCTTAATAAATATGCCTACACAGGAATATCCTTCCCCAACAGAAGAAGACTATAGTATTGGTAGTTTTACTAGATACTTCTGTGTTAAAGCCAACCAACCAGTTTGGCTTGAAATATCCTCAGATACATTTGATAAACTTGAAAGTAGAAGTGGAGAGTGGTTATGGCAACCTTACAAATTAGTAACTTTACAATGGGCTTTAGTAGGGAGTGAAAATTACGTAGCTACTACTAATAAAAATATTATAACATTAGCAGAAAGAAGAAATAAAGTAATAGGGTTAAATGAATTTTTAAGAGGTAATTGGTTAAAATATTATAGAACCCCACTTGCAAATGCCTTAATAGGATAATGATGTATAAAAAAATTACAACTTATTTTTCTAAAATTAAAAAAGCCTTAATCTATTATGATTTTGAACCTCTTTTATTTATGTGGGTTGTAAGCGATATATTAAATAATATGGCATTATGGACATCATTATCATATTGGAAAATTGAGGGTCAACCAAATACATATTGGTTGTATTTTGCGTATTTAGTTGGAAGTGTAGGCATGTTAATATTTTTACACAATAAAAAATGGCTTGCTAGATTTATTACTTATTATTTAATTATATATTTATTCTCAACCATAAGATATTTAGTAAACATATTTAGCAATGATGAAGTATTTGCTGTTATGGATTTTAAAAATATTTTAGTTACATGCTGGTATGCTTCTATGTGGGTTTGGATTTTATTTAAAGTCAAAAAAGAAATACTACACAAATCATTATAATGAGTGAAAATTTAACAACAATAATTATTACTACAATTTCAGTTCTATTTGGAGCTGGAGGTTGGAAGTTTTATGAGTTTTTAATTCGTAGTAAACGAGAAAAACAAAAGGAAGATAAATCTGAGCAGACTATTTATAGAGATGACCTAATAGCAAGAGTTGAAAGGTTAGAAAAAGTAAATGAGGCAAAGAATGATGAGCTAATGAATGTCAAAGCTAAAGCTGCCGCATTAGAAGTTAAAGTAGAATTTTTGGAACGTGAGCTAGATAGAATAAAATCAAGATGACAAAGCTTTCACAAACAACAACATTCCGTTTTTCAATAGTAATATTAGTAATAATTGTTATAGCTATGGTTTATAGCATCACAACACAACCAAATTTAACACATATAGAAAAAACAATTAAAAAACATAACAGTGTTAAATCCTCCCTCCAAAACCCCAAACACCCAACAATAGCAAAACCCTCAAGTAGTCAAATTGGAGTTATTGGAGAAGATAGTGTTAGAGTTTCTCAATAAACTTTAATTTTAATTTGGCTAAACCCAAATCCTTTCTTATATTACGTTAAAATAAAGTTATGTTTTGGTTAGTAGAATCTGAGGATCAAATAAAAAGGTTTTTTCAAAGTAGTTATAAGGAAGCATTCGTAGAAATAATTCCATATAATGACACTGTACACCCTACACAAAATCAAATTTGTGCTGTTTATATTCGTCCGTTAGTATCCACAAAAGGATTTATGTTGCCCATTTCGCATAGCGAAACGATTAACATTAATATTGACAATATAAAACACATACTATCAAAATATGATGCATTGTATGTGCGGGATAAAAAAGAATTTCTACATTATTTTCCTTTAAAAACTCTTTACGACATAACTATTAGTTCTCATACGTATATACGTGAAACAACACAAACCCACTCTTATTTCTATAGCAAGATGGGTGATAAAAAAGATTTAAACCGCATTATTCCAATAGTAAAACATTATGAATATTGTGAAAACCTATTTAATGATTTAAAAGACAAAATAAATGAGCCAATCAACGAATTTTACAACACATATGCCTCAGTGGTATTCAACGCCGTGGAGCGAAGTGGTTTACGAATTGATAGAGAAAAATTCCAATCGCACTTTCACGATGTCGATGGAGAGTATGTCTACACACAATTCAACTTTAAAACCCTTACAGGAAGACCAAGTAATAAATTCAAAGGAGTAAATTATGCGGCGATACCTAAAGATGACGGTAGTAGAGACAGTTTTATTGCAAGTAACGATTGTTTGCTTGAGCTTGATATTGGTGCTTATCACCCTACTTTGTTGGCTAAGTTGGTCGATTATGATTTTGGTGATAAAGATATTCATTCTGCCTTTGCGGAAATGTATGGGGTGGATTACCAAAAAGCTAAGGAGCTAACGTTTAAACAACTATACGGAGGAGTATTTGACAAATATAAGAATCTGGAATTCTTTAGAAAAGTGCAAATATATACTGATGATTTGTGGGATACTTTCCAATATCAAGGCTACATTGAATGTCCTATTTCCAAGAAAATATTTTATAGAGATGAATTAGATAATATGAAGCCTCAAAAGTTGTTAAATTATTTACTCCAAAACTTGGAGACGTCATACAACATTCGTATATTGTGGGAAATATTTAAGATATTAAACGGTGCTAATACAAAATTAATACTATATACTTACGATTCTTTTTTGTTTGATTTAGATAGAAGTGAAAGGGTAAAAATGGTGGAGATATTAAATATATTTAAAGATTATAAATTAAACATAAAATTCAACTATGGCAACACATACAATTTTAAATAAACCTTCGCATATGTATAAGGTAGACGACTTTCAGGAGTTGAATAACTTAAACATTAGCGATTTGAATAATAAACTATTTTGCACCTTTACAACTTTAGAGGGATTAGATGATCTTTTAGACCATATAACATCTAGTTACTCTATAATGTATAATAAGATATTTGTCCTACATATAAAAAGTAATGATGAATATGTTTGCACATACAACATAGATCAGGGAAACACATCTCATTTAGATAGAAATTCACTCCCATCTAATACTATAATGGTACATAGAAAAAAAGATACAAACACTTTATATACTATTAATGCCTTAAATGAATTAATTAAAAAATTAAATGGGGGAGTAGTTGATACTAAATTTCCAATTGATTGGCAGCATTATAGAAACACAGTTCTTCTTACTCAACATGATGAGTTAAAGCAACTAAAAACAAAGATTTTCAAGATTATTGAACTTTAGGTTGGTTTACCCAAAAATAGTTCTTATATTAACATAGTTATAAATTAAAAACAAAAAGTTATAAAACATGGATTTAAATGCAATTAAAAAGCGTCTGAACGATTTTCAAAATCAGACAAACAGTTCCGGAGGTCAACAAAAACAACTATTCTGGAAACCATCAGTAGGTAAACAACTAATTAGAGTTGCACCTAACAAATACAACAAAGATTTTCCATTTACAGAAATGAAATTCTACTATGGAATTGGTAGTAAACGAGTAATGGCATCTCCTTCAAATTGGGGTGAGAAAGATCCAATTATGGAATTTGCTAAACAACTTCGTGGAACTAGTGATAGAGAAAATTGGAGACTAGCTAAAAAATTAGACCCAAAAACACGTATTTTTGCTCCTGTAGTTATTCGTGGGCAAGAAGATGAAGGTGTTAAACTATGGCAGTTTGGTAAAGAAGTTTATCAAGAATTTTTAAATATGGCTGCTGATGATGAAATTGGTGATTTTACTGATATTGCTGGTGGTAGAGATATTAAATTATCTACAGTAGGACCAGAAACAACAGGTACTCCTTATAATAAAACATCAATTGGACCATCTCTAAAAACATCTCCACTTTCTGAAGATGCTACATTAGTTGAAAGTTTGATGAATGATCAAGCCGATCCAATGAAGGTATTTAAACCAATTCCTTATGATGAAATGAAAGCAGCCCTTCAAGAGTGGTTAGCACCAGAAGGTAGTGAAGAAGAAGGAGAAATTACTTCAGAACCTGCAGTAGCATTTGATAGTGATGAAAAGAAGTCTAATTATTCTTTAGATACAACATCTACTAATGTTAAAAAGTCAAAAGCAGCACAGTTTGATGACTTGTTTTCAGATGATAAGAATAAATCAGACGACTTACCGTTTTAATAAATAATTTATGGCTAGAAAGAAAAAATCACTATCGGAGGCAGTCTCCTCAGAAATACAGGCAAATTTTAACCTAGATGGGTTTAAATCTAAAAAAGGTTTAACATCTAAAGCTAAGTTTAAGGAACAAGAATGGATTCCTTTATCACCAGCATATCAGGAAATAACATCAGTACCTGGTATTCCTATGGGTCATATAGTTTTACTTAGAGGTCATTCTGATACTGGAAAAACCACAGCTCTATTAGAAACAGCAGTTGAAGCTCAAAAACGTAAAGTACTTCCGGTTTTTATCATCACAGAGATGAAATGGAATTGGGAGCATGCTATACAGATGGGTTTAAAAGTTAATGAAGTTATTGATGAAGAAACAGGTGAAATAACAGATTATAATGGTAATTTTATTTATGTAGATAGAGAAACTATTCATTCAATTGAAGATGTGTCAGGGTTTATTCTTGATTTAATTGATGAGCAGAAAAATGGCAATTTACCTTATGATTTATTATTTCTTTGGGATTCAATAGGATCAGTACCATGTGAAATGTCAATTAAATCTAATAAAAATAATAATGAGTGGAATGCTGGAGCTATGTCTACTCAATTTGGAAATAGTGTAAACCAACGCATTACATTATCTCGTAAAGAATCATCTCCATACACTAATACTTTAGTTTGTATTAATAAAGTTTGGACAGCAAAAGCAGAATCACCAATGGGTAAACCAAAACTTATGAATAAAGGTGGATTTGCTATGTGGTTTGATTCAACATTTGTTGTAACCTTTGGTAATATTATGAATGCTGGGACTTCTAAAATAAAAGCTATTAAAGGAGGAAAGCAAGTAGAATTTGCTAAACGTGTAAATGTTCAGGTTGATAAAAACCACATTAATGGTATGACAACTAGAGGAAAACTTGTAATGACACCTCATGGGTTTATTTTGGATAATGATAAAGATTTGAAGAAATATAAAGAAGATCACGCAGAAGAATGGGCTGCTATATTAGGTGGAAGTGATTTCAAGATCGCAGAAGAAGATCAAGAATATCATGATATAACATCTCACACAGACGAGCCACAATAAATTTTGATACCCGGGATATCTTTCGTATATTCCGGGTATATAAAAAAAATCAAATGAAACAAAAGGAATTATTAAATCTCCTCAACAATATTGAGGAGCATGGGGAAGAAACTGTAGAAGGAGAAAGAATTCTAATGATAGATGGATTAAATCTATTTTTTAGAAACTTTGCAATGATGAATATGGTAAATCCCGATGGGGTTCATATTGGAGGGTTAGGTGGATTTTTTAGATCTTTAGGAGCTGAAATTCGTAGAGTTGATCCTACTCAAGTTTATGTAATATTTGACGGTGCTGGATCAGCTAATGCTAGGAAAAATCTCCTCCCTGAATATAAATCAGGTAGGGATTTACAACGCATTACTAATTGGGAAGCTTTTGATGATATTGAAGATGAACATGATGCTAAAGTAGATCAAATGGTCAGGGTAATTCAATATCTAAAAACTTTACCTGTTAAAACTATAACATTGCCTAAAGTTGAAGCTGATGATGTTATAGCATATTTGTCAGATATTATCCCTGAAAAACCAGAAGATAAAGTGTTTATAGTATCCTCAGATAAAGATTTTTTACAACTAATTAATAAAAATGTTATTGTGTATCGTCCTATGGAAAAGGAATTTTATACTGAAGAAACAGTAGTTGAAAAATTTAATATGTCCCCTCATAATTTTATTTTATATAAAACCCTAATGGGAGACAATTCAGATAAAGTAAAAGGAGTTAAAGGGCTAGGTGAAAAGAAACTAAGAAAACTATTTCCTGAATTAAGTGAAAGAGATTTATCATTAGATGATATCTATAATATTTGTGAATCAAAATTTAAGGAAAATGTTATATATGCTAGGGTAATTCAACATATTGATGAATTAGAAAAGAATTTTAAAATAATGGATTTATCTAACCCAATGTTAGATGAAAATGATAAAAAATACCTCACTCAGGTTGTGAAAACTAATGATTATCATTATCTTCCTGATCAATTCGTAGCATTCTATAATGAAGATAAATTAGGTGGAATGATAAGAAATGTTAATTTTTGGGTAAAGGAAATATTTGAATCATTACAAATTAAATAAAAATAATAAAAGTTATGACATTAACCAGTTTAAATCAATATGGAAACCATTTCCAAATAAAGGTACTATCTTCACTTTTAACCCATAAAGAATTTTTAACCAATATTCATGATATTTTAAGTGATGAATATTTTGATAACCAAGCACACCAATGGGTTATTAATGAAATTCTTAGGTATTATGATAAATACCATACTACACCTTCAATGGATACCCTTAAGGTAGAACTTCAAAAAATTGAAAATGAAGTATTAAAACTATCAGTAAGAGAACAACTCAAATCAGCATATGAATCATCTGATGAAGATCTAGAGTATGTTCAAGAAGAATTTTCTACTTTTTGTAAAAATCAACAATTAAAAAAAGCCTTACTTAATAGTGTAGATTTACTTAAGGCTGGGGATTTTGATGGGATTAAATATTTAGTAGAATCTGCATTAAAAGCAGGGAACGATAAAAATGTAGGTCATGAATATAATAAAGATATCGAATCACGTTTTAGAGAAGATTCAAGAACTACATTACCAACTCCTTGGGAAAATGTCAACGACATATTGCAGGGTGGATTGGGAAATGGAGATTTTGGTCTTATATTTGGTAATCCAGGAGGTGGTAAATCTTGGTCACTAGTTGCCTTAGGTGGGTATGCTGTAAGGATGGGATTTAATGTTTTACATTATACTCTTGAATTAGGTGAGCAGTATGTCGGTAGAAGATATGATGCTTTCTTCAGCAAAATCCCAGTAGATCAAGTACTTAAAAATCGAGATAAAATTGAAGAAATTTTACCTCAACTACCTGGAGAACTTATTATCAAAGAATTCCCTACAGGGAGAGCAACAATTTCAACAATTGAATCTCACATTCGTAAAGTAGAAGATTTGGGAACTAAAGCAGATTTAATTATAATTGATTATGTAGATCTTCTCTCAACAAAGAAAAGAACAGCTGATCGTAAAGGTGAAATTGATGATATTTATACAAGCACTAAAGGACTTGCTAGAGAATTAGATGTACCAATTTGGTCAGTTTCTCAAGTAAATCGTGCAGGTGCAAAAGATGATGTTATTGAAGGAGACAAAGCAGCAGGATCATATGATAAAATTATGATTACTGATTTCTGTATGTCTTTATCAAGAAAAAAACAAGATAAGGTAAATGGAACAGGAAGATTTCACATTATGAAGAATAGGTATGGTATGGATGGTTTAACGTTTGGCGTAAAAGCTGATACTTCTACAGGACATTTCGAAGTCCATGATTACAACCCAGATGACTATGAATCAGATGAACCCACTCCACAAAATAAAGGTTATGGTGATTTTGATACCTTTGATAAACAAGTATTAAAAAATAAATTTTTCGAACTAAATAAATAAAAATAAATGGCTAAAACTTCACTACTAAAAGAACGTATAGTATACAAACCCTTTGAATACCAAGAGGCATCAGATTATTGGTTACAACAACAACAAGCTCATTGGTTACATACAGAAGTTCCAATGATGAGTGATGTTAATGATTGGAAACAAAATTTAACAGATAATGAAAAAAATATAATTGGAACTATATTAAAAGGATTCGCTCAAACTGAAACAGTTGTAAATGATTATTGGTCAACTTTAGTTACAAAATGGTTTAGAAAACCTGAAATAATTAAAATGGCAGTTACATTTGGGGCGTTTGAAACCATTCATGCTGAAGCTTATTCATTGTTAAATGAAGAATTAGGTTTAGATGATTTTAGTGAGTTTTTAGAAGATGAAGCAACTATGGCTAAAATTGAAGCTTTAACTACTGTAAGAGATTCACATAATGGAGAACCTAATTGGCATGAAAGAGCTAAATCATTAGCTATATTCTCAGCATTTACAGAAGGGGTTAATTTATTTTCTTCATTTGCTGTTTTATTATCTTTTAAATTAGATAACAAACTTAAAGGTGTAGGTCAAATAGTTGAGTGGAGTATTAGAGATGAATCATTACACTCAAATGCTGGGTGTTGGTTATTTAGAACCTTAATGCAAGAACACCCTGAATTTAATACCCCAGAGTTAAAAGCTGACATTGAAGAAGCAGCTAAACTATCTTTAAAATTAGAATTAGATTTTATTGATAAAGTTTATGAAATGGGGGATTTAAAAGGATGCCCAAAATATGATTTAGTATCATTTATTAAACATAGAGTAAATACTAAAATGGGTGATTTAGGGTATGGTGCAATTGTTAATGGTATAGATAAAGATGCAGTACAAAGAATGAAATGGTTTGACAGTCTATCAGGTGGTAAACAACACACAGATTTCTTTGCGAATCGAGTTACTAATTATTCCAAAGGAGTTCAAGATTGGGATGCTAATTCAATATTTTAATTAATGGAAAACAACGCACTACAAGTAGATTACAGCCAATGGGAAGCTGGGAAACAATACCCAGAATGGATGGATGAAATATCTTTAGCCACAATTTCTAAAGGATACTTACTCCCAGGAGAAACAGTAAGAGTAGCTTATAAAAGAGTAGCTAATGCAGCTGCTATAAGGCTTAAAAAACCAGAACTATCTAATAAATTCTTTAAAATAATGTGGAATGGTTGGTTAGGATTAGCATCACCTGTATTATCAAATATGGGAACTGATCGCGGCTTGCCTATTTCATGTTTTGGTGTTGATACACCTGATTCTATACGTGGTATAGGCCTAACAAACGCAGAGCTAATGAAATTAACAGCATCCGGTGGGGGTGTAGGTATTTCACTATCTCGCATTAGACAACGTGGGGAAGAAATTACAGGAAATGGTAAAAGTGAAGGGGTAGTACCTTGGGCTAAAATTTATGATTCATCAATTATAGCTACTAATCAGGGAAATGTTAGAAGAGGAGCAGCATCCGTTAATTTAGACATTGAGCATGGAGACATAGATGAGTTTTTACAAATTCGTAGACCTAAAGGAGATCCTAATAGACAATGTTTAAATCTTCATCAATGTGTTGTTGTAGGTGATTCATTTATGAGAAAATTAGAAGCTAGAGACCCAGAATCTATGAATAGGTGGGCTACAGTTTTAAAATCAAGAATGGAAACAGGTGAACCTTATATAATGTATAAGGATAATGTTAATAAAGACAACCCGATTGCTTATAGACTAAATAATTTAGATGTAAGTATGACTAATATTTGCTCTGAAATTACTTTATTTACAGATGAAGAACATAGTTTTATTTGTTGTTTATCATCTTTAAACTTAGCCAAATATGAAGAATGGAAAGATACAGATACAGTAGAATTAGCTACTTGGTTTTTAGATGGAGTAATGCAAGAATTTATTGATAAATCTAATGGTAAGGATTCATTAAGGAGAACCCACCAACATGCTAAAAAAGGAAGAGCATTAGGTTTAGGTGTTATGGGTTGGCATACTTTTTTACAACAAAAATCATTACCTTTTAATTCAATAGCATCAACAGCTTGGACTCATACAATTTTTAGTGATATTAGAGGTAAAGCTGAAAAAGCTTCTATGGATTTAGCTAAAGAATATGGCGAACCTCTATGGTGTAAAGGTACAGGAATGAGAAATACTCACTTACTAGCCGTAGCACCTACAGTTTCTAATTCTGTTATTGTAGGGGGTATAAGTGCTGGTATTGAACCACTACCAGCTAACATTTATACTTTTAATGGTGCTAAAGGTACATTTATTAGAAAAAATAAATCATTACAATCATTATTAAAAGAAAAAGGTGAAGATAAAAATGAATGGTGGGATCAAATGTTACAAGATGGAGGATCAGTTATGAATCTTCCAGATACTATTTTAACACCTGAAGAAAAAGAATTATTTTTAACATTCCCGGAAGTAAACCAGTTAGAGTTAGTTAGGCAAGCAGCTTTAAGACAAAGATATATTGATCAAACTCAATCCTTAAATTTATCCTTTGATGTAAATGATTCACCAAAATGGATAAATCAAGTACATTTAGAAGGATGGAAGTTAGGAATTAAAACTTTTTATTATTTAAGAACAGATTCGGTTATTAAAGGAGATTTAGGAAGTAGAATGGCTGAGTGTGTATCTTGTGATGGTTAATATATTTATAAATAGTCAAACTTAAAAAACATATAAAAAATGGCAAAAAAAGCAAAAACAGCAAAAGCTGTAAAAAAAGATGATGGACCAACTTTACCACCAGTAAAACTTAGTTGGATTAAAAGAACTTTCAACGCAATTAAGGGTTGGATTTTAGGAAACGGAATCGAAGGAATTTTAGGATTAGTTCTAGGATTAATACTTTGGTCTTTTGGATTTAAAATTTACGCAGGATTTGCATTTGGTGTATTTGCTACACGAAATTGGGATCTAGCTAAAACATCAATTTTAAAATTAATTAATAAACTATAAAAAAATGAAAAGAATATTAACACTTTTAATTGCAGTTGTATTATTTACAGCATGTAATAACAAACAAACAAAACCAGTTGAAACTCTAATTACAACAGAACCAGCTAAATTTACATTAACTGTAATAAACAATACAGACCAAGATATGGAATGGGCTCAAACATGGGCTATGACAGGTCCAGATTCTGGAGTAGTGAAAGCAGGTGATACTGTAGAATTAGCTTCTAATGAAACTGGAGGTGATGTTATAACTTTAAAACCGTTACCACCAACATCAGTAGATCAACCAAACCCAACAGACGGAATATTTCAAATGACTTATGGTTGGGATGGACACATTGCTCGTGTTTATGCTGATAATGTTAAAAATGCAGGCAATCCAACAAAAGATTTTTGTTATGGTTGTAATTGGATTTATGTAACAGAATGGAAATTACCTTCAGGTGTTCAAACAAACGCGACAAACACCGTTACCATTACAACTGAAGCAAAATAATAATTTTTTCATAAAAAGTAATTAAAAGAGGGATGCATATTAATGTATCCCTCTATATTTATACACGAATAGTTTCCCTAAAATGTTGTAAGATGGTACAAAAATTTAAAAATAAAATTATGTCTTTTACAAAAATATTTAAAGATGACAATACTTACAATGAAAAAACAATTGTAGGTTTTTCTTCATTTGCCGTAATGACAGTATTTGCAATTGTAGATATTATAACAGGTGTATGGGGAAAAGAATTAATTATTAGTGATACAATTTTCAATTCTTTTTTAATTATGACTTTAGGAAGCTTTGGCATTGATGGAGCTACTAAAATTTTTAAAAAAACCGAAACAAAATAAGATGGTATTAAAATTAGGTTCAAAAGGAAGGGATGTTAAAGATTTGCAAGAATTTTTAGGGATTAAAGCTGATGGTATTTTTGGAAAAGGAACAGAAAAATCAGTTAAAAACTTCCAAAAAGAAAACCATTTAGTAGTTGATGGGATAGTAGGTCAGGCTACAATTGAATCTATGGGTTTAGTAAGTACAGATAATTCAGAATCAGTATACACTACAGATAGTGGGTTATTAATTCATAAACACTATTTACCTAAAGGAGAATATAAAGAAGGTAATGTTGAACCTGAATTTTTATTCCTCCATCATACTGCAGGGTGGAATAATCCCTATAGAACAATTGATCATTGGGGAAGAGATAATAGAGGAGCTATAGCAACTGAATTTGTATTAGGTGGTCAATCTATAAAAGGAAATGATGATGAATTTGATGGGGAAGTAGTTCAAGCTTTTCCTGAAGGATGTTATGGGTGGCATTTAGGTAAAAATGGTTCACAACACATGCATGTTCATTCTGTAGGTATTGAAGTTAATAATTTTGGTTATTTAAAAGACGGTAAAACTTATGCTGGAACTATAGCTGATGAATCCCAAATTATTGAGTTGGATGAAGAATTTAGAGGATATAAAACATGGCATAAATATTCAAGTAAACAAATCGAATCTTTACGTAAACTTATAATATATATTGCTAACAGAGATAATATTGATGTTAGAGCAGGACTTCCATTATTAGTTAAACAACATGGAGCTAAAGCCTTTGAATTTAACCCAGATGCTTATTATGGTAAAGTAAAAGGTTTGTGGACTCATACAAACACTCGTAAAGATAAATTTGATATGTCCCCTCAACCTGAATTATTAGAAATGTTAATAAATTTATAAACATGCAAACAAAAATTACTATAGTGGGAGTATCATCATTTTGTACATATTTGTGTACTTATTTTCTAGATTTATCAATGGATAACATGGAACAATATTTAGCTGTAGTAGCTATATTATGGTTAGATGGAATATTTGGTATCTGGGCAGGAATAAAGAGAGAAGGGTTTAAAACATATAAGGCCCTAAAAATAACAAGAAACACATTTTCATGGTTAGCAATCCTTACTGTCATTTTGATGATTGAAAGGGGATTTGCTGGGACAGGTTGGCTATCAGAAGTAGTTGTTGTACCGTTCATGATATTACAGCTAATAAGTGCCCTTAAAAATGCATCTATGGCCGGTCTAATAAAAGCAGAACATTTAAATAAAATTTTAGATCGCATAGATAAGCACAAGGGTTTTAGAAGCTAAAACTTTTAAACATGCTTAAAAAAATTCAAGAAAGAATATTTCCTTTTATAATAGCACTCTCTGCTTTGTCAGTAAGTGCCTCTGCTGCTTTTTATTCAATTAGTGGTCTTAGTAAACTATTTGCAGGAGCAACTTTTGCTGTTATAATAATGGCAACATCTTTAGAAATAGCAAAACTAGTAATTGCATCTCTTTTATACCAATACAGAAAAGGATTACCTAAATTATTAAAATACTACCTATCAGTAGCTTGTATAGTATTAATTCTTATTACCTCAATGGGGATTTATGGATTTCTTTCATCAGCATATCAAGAAACAGCAGCAAAAGCAGGAAATATAGATTCACAAATTGCATTAATTGAAACTAGAAGAGATAATACTAGGGGACAACTTGATGTATATAACGACGAAAAAGAAAACATCAATAAAGCCGTTGCCGATTTACGTACTGGTTTAGCAAACAACGTTATACAATATACAAACGCCGAAGGTGTATTGGTTACTACAACTTCAAGAGCAACTCGTAATGCTTTAGAAAATCAATTAGATCAAGCTATTGATAGACAAACTAAAATCAATGATAAGGTAGATATTTTAAATGAGAAATTATTTAATTATGAAACAGAAATAGTTGAAGTAAAAACAAGTAGCTCTGTTGCCAGTGAATTAGGTCCTTTAAAATACCTATCAGGGTTAACAGGTTTACCTATGGATCAAATTATTAATTATTTACTATTAACTATTATATTTGTATTCGACCCACTAGCAATTGCTTTAGTAATAGCTGCTAATTATGCATTCGAAAGAATACGTCCTATTACAAAAAAAAACCTTTATGGTGAAAAAGTAATAGTTAAACCAAAAAAAAACATTGATGATGATAAACCTACTGATATTTATGATTACGAAATTGATGAAGAACCAACAATCCCAAATAAAGAGTCGGGACTTCCACAAGGGTATTTATCAGAAGTAGAAGAATTAGAAGAACAAATTAAAAATACCCCAATAGTTAATAAAAGGGGTCCTAAGGGTTTAAATGCTTTAAAAGTAAAACTACAAAAACTCAAAGGAAAAAATAATGATAGTGATGACGATCTAGTTATCCGTTATTAAAAATATTCAACCTTTTTATTTTAGGTTGGATACAATGGTCAATTTTATTATCGTTCCGGTTCGACATTTGAAAAATGTAGGAATGGTCACGATAAGTTATCCAAAGTAGTGGCCACTACGTTTTCAAATTAATTTATTTATTAACCAAAATCAAAAAAATGAAAAAAATGATTTTAACACTAGCTTTAGGACTGTTTATTGCAGTTGGAGCTAACGCACAAGAAGTGCAAAACGCAAAAGGTGATTGGTACATAGGTACTGGTGATGTTGCAAATGTATCATGGACTGAATGGTCTTTAAGCCCAACAGTGGGATATGCTATAACAGATGACCTTATGATAGGGGCAAATGTTTCTCAAGCAGATTCTTCTGAGGATTTAAGTCTAGATCTACATGCAAGATATTTCTATAAAGGATATTTTGCATATGTAGCTACAGATGGACTAGACACAGATGGTATGAAATTAGGAGTTGGTAGAATGTTTACCTTTCATAAGGGAGTATTCTTAGATCCTAAAGTTGTATACGATACACAGGCTAAAACTACTAACTTACAGTTAGGGTTTGGGTTAAAGTTTTAATTACATAGTCTGAATATTAAAGAAAGGCGCCTTAATTGGCGCCTTTTTTCTTTCTATGCGAAAACATTTGGAGAAGCGGGAGAGGGTTCGTATATTTACAGGGTAAATGAGGCGCGAAGCCAAGCATTTAAATTAAAAATAAAGGTTATGTCAGCAAAAATTAAAGTTCAAGCACAGTATTTCGAAAACTATTCAGACACTAAAACTCCATATTGGAAGCCTAAGGGTGGTCAAGAGTTTATATTTCCAGTTAGTAGTGATTGGGTAATGTATGTTGAAAAGGAGGAAATGGTTGAATCCATTGATCAAATGCTTGCTAATTATAGTAATGAGCATTGTAAATATGAGTATAGAGAACATGATGTTAGTTTTTCTGATCCCGTAGTTCTTGAAGGTCTTCAAGAGATGCGTGCAGAAATATTTGGATAAGCCAAATATATTTCGTATATTTACAGGGTAAAATGGGTGCAAGCCCTAATATTAATTAAAATAAAGGTTATGTCAAAAGAAATTAAAGAAGTGCTAAAAGAAGGTAATGTTAAATTTACAGTTAAAGGTATTACTACTTATTGTAAAGATGATAATGGTAAATATGGAATGAATCCGAAAGTATTTACAATAGATAAAGATGCAGGATCTATTTGGTCAGGATATCATGGTATGAATGTTACTAAATGGGGTCCTACCTGTGTTACATTGTATACATTTGATATGTTAGGTAAGAAAGCAGTAGGTAAAATAAATTATAAAGATATTACCCCAAAAGAAATCGAGGTTGAATGTTCATCAGCATTAGATTTTGAATGGGCGAATGAAAGTATTTAATTAAAAAATAAAATTATGTTTATAGACATTGAAGTATTAGCAGATCAGTGGGAATTAGAACAAGAACTAATAAACCAACTCCAAGAAGAACTATTAGAAAACCCAGGAATTTTCCTTACTGAAGAAGGGGAAGAAGATGATTTACCATTCTGATATGAAAGTTCCAAATAATTTATATGTAAAGTGGACTGATAAAAAAGGTTATGGAGTTTTTACAGACACACCTATTAAAGAGGGGGAACTTATTGAAAGGTGCTATTGTATAAAAACAGGTAGTCCAAAAGACCATGTTAATGATACTTTAATGGATTATGTATTTAATTATCCTAGAGGTAGGAGTATGGAAGATGGAGCAGAACACGTATTACCTTTAGGTTTTGGTTGTATATACAACCATAGTAATGATAATAGCAATGCAATGTGGGATAATACTAAAGATATTTCTTATCACTTTGACTTTATTGCTATAAAAAATATTGAAATCGGAGAAGAAATATGCACTTATTATGGAGATGATTATTGGCCATCTAAAAATAAATCCCCAGTATAATATGAAAACTCCTAGAAAACCAAGTGGGAGAAGAGCTTTACCCTTTTATTGGTGGAGACGTTTTAGAACTCATAAATCTTTACCTTATAAATTTTCACTTTTAGATAAAATTAGAAATGGAGATTTTGAATATCCCGAATACTTCCAACAAGCAGAATGGGAGTTAGAGTGGATGAAGGATGAACAAAAAGAATTTATTGATAGTTACCAAGGTCGAGAACCAGAGCAAGATAGACTTTATCTTGAAATTGAGTTACGTGCTAGGAAACGTTATAATAAATTGTTTGAAGATGGTATGAAAACCGAGTATGAAAGGATGGATGATTTAAAACAAAAATTAGGTAAAGTATTTAAAATTAGTAAACAAGAAGTTCAAGATATTATGGAACAGTTTGGGGGTACTACTGAAGAGTTGTATTTTCATATAGCAAAGATTAAAAATTATAACATAGACACTTTAAACAAATTAAATGCAAGTAAAACTATTAAATATTACTCCTAATGCTGAAGAGCATATTGTGGAGATTGCACGTGTATCTAGTTCACGTAAGGATAAGAAAACTAATGCAGCAGGCCTTCTCAAATACCTTGTACGCCACAAGCACTGGTCGCCGTTTGAACATAGTCACGCGACGTTCGAGATTGAAACTTCCAAAGCAATCGGAATTCAGCTCATCCGTCACCGTTCGTTTTCTTTTCAAGAGTTTAGTCAACGATATCAAGATGTTAATCAGTTAGATGAGATGTTTGAAAATATTGAGTTGAGAGCTCAATGTGAGGATAATAGACAAAGTTCAACTGATATTATTGATCCTATTATGTACGAAGATGATGTTTTTATGAATGATAAAGCTAGTGATGTAATTAAAAAGCATTTTAGAGTTACTCATGAATTATATAATGATTTATTAAAAGCGGGGATTGCTAGAGAGCAAGCAAGAATGGTTTTACCACTAGCAACTACAACTAAAATCCAAATGACAGGTTCAATTCGTTCATGGATTCATTTTCTTGAATTAAGGGATGATAGTCATGCTCAAAAAGAAATTCAATTAATTTCAAAAGAAATTAAAAAACAACTAAAAACAAATCTTCCAGTAATATCGGAAGCCTTAAATTTTTAAAATGGTAGAATTTTTAAAACATGCTTTGGGTTTATGTGGTGAACATTGGCACCCAAATATTTTTACAATTATTTTAGGTGGACTTGGACTATCAGCTCCATTTTCGTATATTAAATACAAATTAAACAGTTATGGCAATAAAAATAAGTCACGAAACACCCCTATGTCTATTAAATGATAGTAGACGATTTAATGATTATGACTATTGTCTTCCCCATTTATTGGATGAAGAACCAGGTTATTTAGAATATTTTTTAGAATCTAAAAAACAAGGGCGTTATATTATAATGGATAATTCACTTCATGAATTAGGTGAAGCCTATAACCATGAGCGTCTTATACATTGGGTTAATGAATTAGAACCTAATGAATTTATAGTACCAGATGTTTGGGAAAACTGCACAGAATCCGTTATAAATGCTGAAATTTGGACACTTTATGATTTTCCTAAAAACACTGAAAAAGTAGCAGTAGTTCAAGCTAAAACCTTACATGAAGCAGCCCAATGTGCTAGAGCCTATAAAGATTTAGGGTATGGGAAAATTTGTTTTTCTTATGGTGCATCTTATTATAATGATATTTGCACCCACCCTAATAAAGATTTAGGAAAAGCTTTAGGTAGACTAATGGTAATTTCAACTTTATTAAGAACTGGTGAGTTAAGACAAGATGATAGGATTCATTTATTAGGTTGTGCTGTCCCTCAAGAATTTGGATGGTACGAAGATATTAACTGTATAGAATCTATTGACACATCTAACCCAGTAATGGCAACATTAGAAGATGTACAATACAGAAATCATGGTTTATATAAAAAACCAAAAGCAAATATGAATGATTTCTTTTATATGTTAGATGATCAGATAGATTATGATCTTTTAACTTACAATTTAGATATGTTTAAAAAAATAAATAATTTATAAAATGGCAAAACTAACAAGAAATGTAAATTACGCAAATTACAGATGGGAAGAATATGTGTTAACAGAAAAAGAATTAGCACAGTGGAAAACGGGTGATGAAGATATCCAACAAGAGATTATAGATAATGCAGATTGGGATCTAGTAAGAGATAAACCAATCGATGATTATAGTGAACCAGAATTTGTAGAAGAATAAAGATATGTTAAAAAAACAATCAATAAGATCTAATCAAACTATTTTTATTAATAAGAATGATAAACCAGCAAGTAAAGATGAAATTCTGGCTTTAAGTGAATTTTGGGCTGATAGAGAAGAAGCATTATTTAGAAAACTTCTTAAACAAGGTGGAAGTACAAAAATACAAGGTACCCATTTTAAAGTGGTTGTTCAAGAAAAACTACTTAAATTACGAGATATGCAATAGCGTTTGCCTATACGCTTAAAATACCTGGCAAATATAAATAAATAAAAATGACACAATTGGAATTAAATTTTAAGGACTCACAACGTCCAAAACACGCAGTAGTATCACTTTCAGGTGGTATGGATTCAAGTACATTATTACTTAAATGTCTTGATAAATTTGAAACTGTAACAGCTTTATCTTTTGACTATGGTCAAAAAC